TGTTTTATACCGAACTTATCATGAAAAAGATATTGATCTACTTCGTACGAACACATTTGAACATCCTGTCCAAGTTCTTCAGAGAATTCATAATCATCCTCGTACTTTGTAAAAGGAGCGATAAGATTCAGCACTTTTCCTGACTTGAGCAATTTTTGACCGATAATTGTCACACCTTCATGTTCGTCAGTTCCACCAATCACATAACCTGTGATCACATAATTATCCAATTGACTGATATCAAAATCACTGATTGTAGCGTGAGAGATTAAACTCATTTCAGGCTGCTCACATAACATTACTAAATGCACTTTCATGCGATTAAACGAAGCGAGAAGATCAGCATGAATAATTCCGCTACAATCCTTGTTAACGGTATTAATATCAGTTGCTGTGTTCTCTTTAAAGATCACGTTACAACGATCGTTTTTGATAGTCGCTTTACTAATTTCATTTTTTGTTACTTCCATAAAATTTATTTTGTTTAAAATTGAATTGTGGTGTGTACAGGATTCGAACCTGCACGTGTTCCTTTTCCAGTTTATTACGAGGGCTCGAACCTCGTCACACGTTAGCTATATTTCAAGCCTACTGTTGCGTCTACCAATTCCGCCAACACACCGATTTACTAAATATCTAACCACATTGCATTTGAAAAAGCAGATCGACCACAGACAGTACAGCATACACTACCACCACGTATCTCTTTTTCATACTTAACTTGATTATCGGGGGTATCAGGAACTTCTTCTTCATCTGAAAGAATTAGTACTAATCCATCCTCATTGCAAGTATGATCGGTAGGTTGTCCACCACACATGAAAGCTGTAGATGTTTCGCTTAATTGAATTATTTCACACATAATTTTATTTTTAAAATTGAGCCCCCGATAACTTCATTTCTTCTTTTGCATAACTAAGTAAAGTTATCATAGATGCTGATTGATGTGTACAGCTTGCGTTTAACCGGTCCAACCAATCAACTAAATAACTTTCTTCAATACAGATACTTTTTAATAGCGCGCTTTGAACAGCAGCCGCTAAATGAGCCTCTTTTGCGATGCTAATAATAGTCTTTTGAATCTCTGAAGTTTTCTTTGTGTTCAAAACCATTTTTGCATCTGCCAACATTTTTCCTGTGCGTGCCGTATATACAGCCAGTTCCCGAATTCGTTGTTGAATTTCTGCCGGATTATCCGAACAATGGATTTCAAGATAATCTTGTATTTGCGTTGCTTCTTCGTTAAGTGTCATTTATAATTTGTTTATTTGTGTCTGACATTAAAATATCGATTACTTTAAAAATACTCTGATCTCCAGTGTCGCAAAAAGCTGAGTCGAGATGAAGCATTATCTGATCAAGTTCGCCGGTTGTAATTAGTATCGTATTATCTGAATTTTTGACCATGTGAGCTGTTTTTCAAGATCCTTGTTCTTATTCGTTACTTCTACTATTTCACGCTGTAAACGCTCGCATTGACGTTTGTAATAGGCTTCATTCGTCTTGTGAATTTTACACTCTTTTTCAGCCTGATCAACTCTTGCAGTTACTGGATCGGTGAACTTTCCGTCTCCGGCTTTATAGAACTTCTTTTTCTTTGTTGAAATTTCCTGAATTTCGAATGGGAATAGATCGCTCATAGGATTTTATTTTAATGAAAATAAATTTATAATTGAGTCAATAGTAGATTCTTCAGTATTATCAACAGCCCCCGTACATGCTGAACTCATTTCGCGCTTATCATTTATAACCTGGTAAATATCTTCATCAATCGTATTTTTACCTAAGAAATAAGATATCTGTACAGCGTTTTTCTGACTAATACGGTGACAACGGTCTTCACATTGATCGGTATCGGCTGAATGCCATGGAAGCTCAATAAATGCCACGCGTGAAGCTGCTGTAAGGGTAATACCAACACCACCGGCTTTGTAGTTTACGAATATCAAATTATGATCGGTGGGAACAAATTCATGATCAGAATTAGAATGCCTTTCATATCGAGTATCACAGACAGTACAGCGTTGGAATTTATGTATATTAGTATTCCTTTTTTCTGAACTTTCCGAACCGGTATAAAATAATGCAGTTGGATAGTAGCTTCTTAGTACATCGGCCACCTCATTAAGATAGATGAACACGACAATCTTTTCACCGGATTCAAGTACATCATCAATATATTCCTTCACATCAGCAAGTTTTCCACGTGCCGAAATGTTTTTAAGTACTCCTATCTGAACCATTATTTTACCCTTCATACTTTTTGCAATCTGAGGTTCAGTTGCTTTTCGATATTCTCTCAAATAACTTTCAAGATCTGCCATTGCAGCATCGTATTCAGGTTGATTTGAAATATTGCAAAATACCTTTTGTCGAAATTTATCAGGTAACTCTTTGAGTACATCTTTCTTTTCTCTTCTGAAATAGCATTTATTCCGGAGTATTGAATTAATTTCCGGCCAACGCTCTTCATCGGCACACATTTCACGAAATGCAACGGATCCACCAAACTCTTTCAGTTTATCAATGATCATAAGTTGAAACATTAGATCAACCGGTTTATTTACAATCGGGGTACCGCTGAGTAACTGGGTGAACTTACCTAATGCTATCCCGTAGGATAATTTACTTTGTCGTGTTGTTTTATCTTTTACCCTGTGACTTTCATCGATAATTACCGATTTGAAAACATTTATACTTGGAAGAAAATTAATGTGTTTAAGTAGCATTGTTTCCCCTTTTGGGGTCTCAATATTCAAAACGAAATACTTCTGTATTGATTCATAGTTGACGATAAATACATCATATACACCCATGTTATAAAATGTTTCCCAGGTGTGCTTTATTGAATCCGTAAGTATAACCGGTTTATGATCGGAGCAAAGTTTCCATTCCATTTCCCAGTTCAATTTTAAAGAAGCCGGGCAAATAATAAGACAGGGAAATTCATTTTTAGCTATAACCGTTGCGATGCTTTGAAGAGTCTTTCCAAGTCCAGGAGCATCCCCATTGATACAGCTACCGTGTTCAATCCCGTAAGCAATACCTTCTTTTTGATAATCGTAAGGTTTTAGCTTAAGATCAATATTTTGATTAAGCTTTGGCATTTCAGCAGGTGCATCGAAAACACGACGTTTTGAAATCTTTCCAGTCATATCAAAAGCATATTTCTGAGCGAACATCTGAACTTCAAATTCCCAACGGCGTGGAAGTTCCCAACGCTTCAATTTCGAATCATAATTTACATCCGGAAGTTTGGCTACAGCTGCCGATATCTTCCGATCGTAATCAAACTGAATTAAATACTTATTTTCTTTTTCAACTACTATTCTCATGGTCTTCCGTTTCCAAAAAATAAATGCCATTTGTAGGCTAATTCTAAATACTTTTGTTTCCCTTCTAAGTAGAAGTCTGATTCTTTATTAATATTTTGAAGACTTTGTGATTTTTCTTCGAAATTCCTATTATCACATCTCTATCAGCTCCTTCAATGTCCATATACCATGCACGTGAGCGATCGTATTGAAAGAATTTACAAGCTGCTTCAAACTGCATCTGTGTTTCGGCAGCCGTACTCTTTATATCGCCTCCCCATTTCCAGTCATCCCGCCAAATATCCCACTTACATCTCCGATCGAGTTCAAATTCAACACCATTAAAATTCATTAACGCATTGCGCTGGATACTTATTTTTTGTGCATTTGCTCCACTCATTAGGTCAGAACAGAAAGGATCCCGCCAAAAGGCTTGTTTCATTTTAATGGTATTCTCAAAAGTTGCCTTTTTATAAATCACATCTTCCCGGGTTCTTTTGAAATAATCAACCTTATAAGATTCGGTTATCATGGCATCAAGAAGATTTCCATCGGCAAAGGCTTGTGTAGGATCCATCGGGTTTGATTTCGGATTGAGTTGGTCCAATAACCAACCCAAATCCGAATTTGATACTTCAGGACGTTTAAAATAAGCGTCCATTACTCAGTTGCTTTTTTGATTGCTTTATCAATAATGTTGTACGTGCTTGCGTTATCGTAGTTTACCCCAACTTTAAGCATTTCTGTCCTTGCAGACTTTAAAGCTTCAAGCAATTCAGGTGCAGCAGCGATAAGCTTTGCGTTGGCTTCCATTTCTTCTTTATCCATCCAATCTGACATCTCGCAGATTCCTGACAAACCATCAGCAATATCTACATCGACTCTATAGCCTAGATTAATCCAATCTCCTTGTGTGTGTTTCATAGTTATTTCGCTTTATAAACCGGTTCGTAAACAAGTAATTTACTTTCAATTGTCACATCGTTTTTGACAGCATACTTTTCGCAGAATGCCTTAATACGAGTGATTGACATGGATTCTATTTTGTCGTTGGTAAGGTTTTTACCTTCGTTTTCGAACCAAAAAGATATAAGTTGAAGATAACCGGCCGGATTCAGTACTTTGATATCATATCCCTCTTTTACTTTTGGTGCTTCAGTAAATAAATCAGCCTGAGTATCAACCATTGCATTTACTGATTGTCCGGTTGCCTGAACAGTGGCAGCAGCTTCAGCTTTTAATTGTGATAACCTGGCTTCTTCCTTAAGTTTTTGCTTCTCCTCTTCTTTCCGAATACGTTCATTTTCTTCGTTTTCAGAAACAATACGTTGGCGTTCTTTTTCAGCGTTTATTGATTCAATACGTTCGGATTCTTTTTTTTCCATTGATTTTGCAAATTCAATCAAAGAAGGTATTTCTTTACATTCTTCTTTAATTGAAATAAAATCATTTTCGAGTTCCGGAATTGATTTTGTAGGCGTTACAAATAGTTCCAAATTATTTGATTCACTCGGAATGACATATCCAGTTCTTGCATAAACAAGCTGTTCAAAAGCAATTT